TTAGCCCCTTATCCTGCCCTACCAGGAATTATGAAGACTGATAGGGCAAGGAAAGGGCTAACGAACGATGAACAGGTCAACATTCCGAACATCATTCTGCGCACTCGTGATGGCGGAAGTGGAAGCATTCGTAATTAGATAACGAACATATCCATCAGCCGTCGAGGAAGCAAATACTCCAGTTACCGCCAAGCTGACATTAGAAGCGGCCGCACCAGGCGACATCAACACAGTGTCAGTCGACAATACTCCAGTGACCGCACATTCGAGATTGGCATAAGAACTAGCAGCCACAGAGCTTGAAGCGGTGCAGGACGAGGCGGTGGTTTTCTGAAGCATTGAGAATTCAGTGCCAGAAGCACCAAGAGTGAAGGTGTCAGACGCTCCGGTCAAAGCAATACCATGACCAAAGCGAGTTGCCCCTAAACTTTCCGGTTGGCTATTTCCACCAACCAGCATAACCGCCATTACCACCACCGCGAGGGCAGTGAGAATTGGTAGCCATTTGTTGATTTTTTCAATCATTGTAGTTGGCAGTTAGTGGATAATTTAAACCGAACCGTTGGAAGCCGCGACACCAGTCCAAGAACCGGGGAAGTCAGACTCGTGGAACTTGTAGCGCAAGCTGTAAGAGTCGTTATCCGAGTATTCCGGAGAGATCATCGTGGTTACCACGTCATAAAACACCTTGCGGGTAATGAAGTGGTTGCGACCGACAATGGTGTAGGTCGTGTTGGCGTTGGTCGCCGAGTTGTAGGCCGAACCGAGGAAAGCCGAAGCGGCAATCTGCACCGCGCCATAATCCGTGTCGAAGATGTTTAGATTGTTCTCGGCGCTATTGGCCAAGAGCGAGCTGTTCATTACTTCTTTTGCGGTCTTATAAAGCGTAAACGGCACCACAATACCCTCGAAGACGTGTGAACCTAAGTTGCCGTGCTGGCCTTTTTGATTTGCCAAAGAGGTAACTAAAGTCCACAAATTATCAGGGTTCAAAGCGCCAGTCTCTAAGTTATCAACCGTCGCGCCCCGAAGGGTGGTATGGCTGTTAGAGGCCAGAGGTTGACCGTCAGGAGTGGTGTTAATCGATCCGGCGGTAACATCGCCGTAAGTGGCCAAGATAGCTTTCTCATCGCGGGTGCGACGAGTAGCATCAGCCACTTGCCGTCCCAATTCAGCACGTTTGCCAATTTGGTCGGCGCGAAACGCCTCATCAGAAATCGGAATTTGGTTCGCATATTTCTGAGAGAATTTCGTCTTGGTGTTGCCAACGCGAGAGTCCACACTGCGGATGTCTTCCTGCTCGCCGGTTTCCTCTAAGTTCGGTACTCCGCTGTCTTCGTCCCAGACGAAAGCCATTTTGTCGGTAGAACCTTGCTTGAAGAAGAAGTCGTTAGCAGCGGATAGATAACCCGGTTGCATCTCGCGAGTATATTCCTCGTAAAGCGCGGCATCGATTGCGACTTTCACCGCATCGGGGCTAAGACCCCCGGTGAAGCCACCAATAAGAGATGACATAATTATTTTGTAATTTTAACTGATAAAAGAGCTAAGTAACGTCGTGGCGGTAAGAGCGAGCATCGACATTCACATCAACAGTGCCTTGGGCAACATTCACGTTCACAATCTCCAAACCGGAGGTGTCAGCGGCGGTAACAGTCGTCTTGATGGTATAAAGTTCACCACCATCGGAAGCGCCAGTCGCCGAGTAGTCGATTAAGGTAACGTCTTGGATAATGCCGAGAGCTTCGGAAGCAGTGTCAATGTCGGCCGCCGTTTCACCTTTGCCTCGAATAATCCCCAAATAGGGAACCGGTCGGGCAACGTGAGCGGTGTGAGCAACGACAGTGCCAGTCGCAAAGGGCTGACAATTAGACAATGCAATGCCCCCTAATTTGTGCGTCAATTTTGTTATCGTGAGTTTTCTATTTCTCACTTCAGCAATTTTATTTATAGTTGCTGTTCAGGTCATATCATACCTTTCGGTCGGGCTATTAGTGCGGATTATATTTATTCACCGCTGACCGTCACACACGCCCAGAGAGCCTTTCGCAATCTCTCCTGCTGGCTCGGTATTGTCTCTTGCGAGAGTTCCACCGAATTAAGCCCGTTCTCAAGTATTCCTTGAAAAAACTTAATAAATAGTTCTTCTCGTTTAAATATAAACTTATGACAGGTAACACAAAGTGTAATGCCATTATTTATTTCATACCGTAATTGTTTATGACTACGGAACGGGAAGATGTGATTTGCTTGGACATATCCTTTTGAGTAGCAGACACGGCAAGTGAAGTGGTCTCTACCAAAAACTTGCCTACGCCATTCATAATACTGGATGTTTTTTCGTTCTTTCTCATTTCCTGTTGTCACCCCACCTTTCCAATTAGGATTTTTATCTCCCATATTATATGGATTATTCTTTCCTAACCAGTATTTAGTAGGATTTTTCAGCTTTGCTTGACGCATTTTTTCTTTTGACTCGTCAGAATGTTTATGCGTTTTAATCCAAGGGATGATCCCTTTTTTGAACTCTGTTTTCGGGGATGATCTTTTACCCTTAATAAAACGTCCAAGTTTATCTCTCATCTATTTATTATAACATTTCAATGAACAATGCGGCTACGCGATTAACCGATCACCGGAGTGTCAGCGGCGGCTAAGACGTAAGTATTTACGTCGGCAACGCCGGAAGTCAAAGCGGCCAGGGAGTGTAGAGGTTCGCCAACCTCATAACGAGTGGCTGATGCCGCGATCCGAACGGATACTGTGGCATACAAGCCGTGAGCGGATAAATCTCCACGCATAGTTTTTTTTAACTTAATTTAATAATGCATACCGTAAAACCAGCAGAGTTTTCTCTGTTTGTGAATAAGACAGTATTCGGCTGGACTACTTAACCGAAGTTTGGCGAGTTTGCAGGTTGAAGACCAAAGTCTTGCCGGTCTTCAGTTTCTTTTCCATTTGTTTGGTAACGTTGTTATACACGTAACCAACTTTTGTTAAAGAGGCCTTAATGTCCGCGGGGATTTTGGGTTCTGATTTGGGAGCGTCGTGATGAGTGCCGGCGGCGTTATTATTAACCCCACTTTTACTCTTTAACGCTCGCATCAGTTCGCTTCGTTCACCCATAATCTTTTTACGATTAGCGATAACATAAGCTTCTTCAAGCTGTTCCTCTAAGGAAAGATGGTCAGGGAAAGTCCGATTTTTGTGGATTTCCACAATCAACTGGCGTTCGTCTTCATTGTCTGAAAACTTCTTCACAATATCCGTAATTCTGGCTTCTTGAATGATTCGCTGGTTAGCTTGTCGTTCTTTAGCGAGAAGTTCTTGGAATTGTTTGGCGGTCAGAGGTTTGTCGTCTTCCGTATCATCATCATTTTCTTCTTCCTTCTTTCTTTTGACCTCACGGAGTTTGAAAGCATTGTCGGCGGCGGCTTTTTCGGCAGCTTCCCGAGCTTTGCGTTCACGCTCCAATTCGGCGGCGTAATCAATGTTGTCAGAGGGCGTAGATTCGTCTTCTTCCTCGGATTCCTCTTCGTCAGATTCGGATTCCTCGGCAGACTCTTCATCTTTTGCTTTCTCTTCGGCTTTCGCCTTAGCTTCAGCTTGTTCGGCCTCAAGTGCGGCCTTTTTTTCTTCTTCAGTCATATTTGACATCTATTTTATAGTCGTGGTGGACTAATTAAGGTCTAAGAGTTATTTCTTTTGACCATCGGGGCTGTCCCGTCTTTTAATTTCTCTAAGCGAGTTTTAATCGCATCGAGGGTAAATAACCATAGTTTTCCGGCCGTGAGAGTCATTGTATCTTGCGAAAACAGAAACATTTTTCGGTTAGCTTGATACTGGATGTCCTTCTGCAAGAGTTTCCATAACTTTGAATCAAGGAAAGCTCTAGCTTCGGCAATCAATCGGTTTTTTTCGGCTTCAAGGATTGGTTTTCCGGCAACTGTCCACTGTCCGTTTTCTATTTTCAAAATATCATCGGCGTTTATGGTGTTGAACAGTTTTTTTACCGCCAGAGTCAAGACATATTCTCGGTCTTTCTCCTCTAGGGTATCCAGAAAATCATCAATGTCCACGAATTTTTTAAGGAGCCATTTCATAATTCTTTATTGAAAACTATCCAGCTTCTTCGGTCTTTTCTTCAACCTTCTCCTCCGCCATTTCCTCTTTAGCGTCGGCCTCGGTCATTTGGGTATTTTCCTCCATTGTTCTGTTGATTAGCTGTTAATCTCTGTTAATCCTCAATCGACTTCTTAACTTTCTTGACTTTCTTTTTCTTAGCCAATTCGGCGGCTTTGACTTCGAGAGGCACTTCCGCTCCTTCAGGTACCAACACTTCATCACCATCAAGGTCTCGGAAGACCAACATCACTTCGGGCTTGGCTCGAGGTTGGCGTTTTTGGAAGTCATAGAACGAACCGGTCTTGACTTTATTCTTCCCTTGTAGAATTAAGCCAGCCAGTTTGTCGTAGGCGGCCAGTTTGGCTTCATCAGAAGCGTCCTCGCCAATTCCACCCTCCGCTTGGCCAAGTTTGCCGACGGTGCCGTAGATTACTCGGTGCATTTTTTCTTCGTTGGCGATTGTGTATCCGTTTATTTGCATAATTTTTTAACTTAGTTTGATAATTCTTTCGACCATTATACCATAATTTAGGTTACCATTCCAGTTGCAATCTGGCTATTCTGTTTGGCTTTTACCATTTGATTTAGTGGATTGGAGGCGGATTGTTCGGGCGGAAGTTCCGGTATTCGCTTGATCATATCTTCACCGTCTGATTGGAAGTAGGCATAGAGCAGGCGTTTGGTTAGTTGTTTTTGATCGACATAAGGGTCGTTGGCCAGTTGTTGTTTCAGAGCAGATAACACGGGTTGCCAGTATTCTTGGTTCTTGGTAAACATTTCCTCGACATCGGCGTAGCAAAGGTATTTAAACTTGGCCGCCATTTCGGGATTGACTCGAATGATTGAGTTTGATTTCTTGGGATAGCCCGACTCTTCCAACATCTTCATTTCTTCGTATTCTTTGGTTTCGTCAGACATTGACCGGCCAATCAATGACTCGTCAAACTTCACTTTACGGTCGTAAGATTGCGAGCCGTCCCCTTTACCCACAAGGAATTGACGATATTTGAGCTTCATTGAACCCGAAGTGAGTTCGTCAATCTGGGGAATAGTGTAGTGATTTAATGCTATATCTTTCATCAGGTCGCCATATTGCACCACCGATTCGGCGATTGACTTCCCCACCGCTCCAATCATCTTCTTGGCGTTGGATTGGGCTTGGGCGACCGAGTAAGCCTTTTGGGACGAATCTGGCAGTTGGCCCGAGATAGTTTCATTGACTGTGCCTTCAGTGATTGATTTTTCGGTTTCGCGCAGAGCATTAAAACCAGCCACTAGATTGCTATTTGGAAGCAGGGGTGAGATTTTAGAGTCTTGATTTAAAGAAACCACCGCATTCGGGAAGATCACCTCGGAATCGATCTTGTCTTCTCCCATTACCGCCATTGGCATCTCCACTTCAAGAATGGCTCGGTTCATCACGATTTCGGACATTGCGTCATAAAGCATATTATCCCACCCCACAGCATTCATCATTGATTTGTAGTAGAAAAAGTGCTCACCAATCCTTGAATAACCAAAGGGAATAATATTATATTTCGGATTGCCTCGATTGTCTCGGTGTTTTATTGGGTTATAGTCCACATTGTCATCACCTAAGTAAATCCCATTCACAAAGCAAACTTCGCTATCATCACGACGGTTGAGCCAAGTTTCTTCGGCCACCATACTTGGGTGTTCGTCATCGACAATATCGTAGAATAGTCCTTCGCTTTCGCTATAAACTGATCTCACGCCCTCTTGAACAAATTGCCAGTTCTCGTGTTGGCCGTATTTGGCTTCCAGTTCGTCATATTCGGCGTATCTTCGCTTAATGATTGACTTCTGGCGTTGGATGTTTCGCTCGTAAGCATTCGTAATTAAAACCTCCGTTGATGAGTAAACAGGGGTTTGAAAACCGCTTAACACTTCATCTAACACTTCCTTAACTTCCCAGCCGTTGTCGGTTTTTTCTTTTATTTTTTGGTAAATCTCGCAGTATTCGGCCCCTAAGTAAGTGACCGGATTTTGGATAGTCCCGAAAACAATCTGCAAGAAGGCCTGTTGATAGCCCGAATTGGTCGGTGAGGCCATCCATTCGATAATGTCTCTCATTACTTCCGAGAAGTCTTTGTCCACTTCATCATCGTCATTCTGGGCGCGGAATAGAGGTAAGAGGTAATTCCCCGTCAAATTGGCGTGCATTGCAATGCCTTTATTGCGAGCCATTGAGCGGGTTCCCCGCCATTTCCATTCCTCATTCGGGTCGGAAGCGGAAGTATCCACGTAGGCGTTAAACATTGTTTGCCCTCGGTTGGTGTCTTCAATCACCGAGCGATCGTTAAGTTCAAGGTAGGGTGAGTGTAAAATCTGATGACCAGTGGCGTAGTCTTCTTTGACCACTGAAGTCAAATCAATCACATCTTGCCTTGGGGAATAAAGAGATATTTTTGATTCGTTATTTATTTCTCCTATCATATCTTTTTTAATTCAAGATTGTGCTTACCATAAGTATCAGTCGATTTATGACAATTTTTACATAATACCCTCCCATTAGTTATATCCCATAATTCATCACAAGAATAAGCGTCACCCATAGTCATAATATCATTATTAAATATAATAGATCTTAATGGTTTGATATGATCAACCTGTAAAATATTTCCTCTTAATCCACAATGTTGACAAGTATAATTATCTCTTTCTAAAATATCAGCTCTCCATAAATTATATTTTCCACATAATCTTATGGCTCTTTGTAGCAATGTTTTACCCCCTTTCCAATAATGGTTTTTATCTCCTAATAACTTAAGACTTAAATCTTGAGAAGCACACTTTCTACTACAAAATTTTCTATTATTGCATTTCAAATCTTTAAAAATAACACCACAATATTCACATTTTATTTCTATTCTATTTTTGTAATGCCAATGATTTTTGCCACATAAATGTGGGTATTTTTTCCCTTTTCGATTAGATTGCTTCCCGATCATTGATACTCCATAACATTCTCGTGAACAGAATTTACCTTGACCTATTTTAATAAAAAATGGTTTTGTCTTAAATTCATTATTACACTGGATGCAATTCGCAATCATTTTCGCTATTATACCATATTTGGAATTAAAAAACAAAAGTAAATGATTATGTCAATACTTGTTTGTAAAGCCCGAATTGCTTGGACGATACACTTTGGTTTTTCTCGTGATAGTTTGAGGTTCCATTGTTAAGCAATACCGTAATCCATCGACGAGGTGATCGTTCTCCTTAATCGGATTTTCTTCTTCATTGCGGTCTGGTTTCTTGTCGGGGTAAGAATATGTTTCCAATTCCCAGATTAAATTACGGCAAGATTGGTGAATGAATAATCTGTTTGATTTGAACAGTTCTCTCACGGCGTTGATGCCATTTCTAACGCTATCCTTATTCTTAATCACATCACGAACATTTACCCCTCGGCGTCTTAATTCTTCAATCCCTGACGCACTTTCGGGGTCGGGATAGACTTCATTTAACCTTAAACCAGCCACATAATCAGCAATTTGGGCGTCAGTCTTCTCTCGTTCATACCATTCTTCTGTAACCCAATATACGCCGTCTTTATCCTTTTTAACAACGACAACACCGCAAGGATTATGAAAGCCAAAGTCCACGCCGGCGATTGTTTTAACAGGGACAAAATCTTCCCCTTCAAATCCAGCTTCTTCAAACAAATGCCGGTCACGGCTAAACTCCTTATAGACCAATCCTTCGGTTTTTCGGAAGTCAGCGAGGTATTCTTGAGCAAATCTATCTTCCGTCAGTTCTTTTCTGGCTTTGTCGATTTCTTCTTTGTGCAGGTAAGGATTGTCATAGCTTGAAAAATGAAATGATTTATAGTCTTCATCTTCGTTTTCTAAATTAAATAGATCGTAGAAGTGGTTAAAACCCTTAGGGGTCGAAATAAATAACACTTCGCCTTTTACGTCAGTCAATGTCGGCCTGATAACCTCTTGCCAATTTAGCCAGAAGTTTCTCATCATTGCGATTTCATCAATGACGATAAAATGGAAGTTTTGTCCCCGTAAGGTTTCAATGCTTTCCCAACCTCGTAATATAATTTGGGATGTTCCACCATCTACTGTTTTGACAATGATCTCCAGCCGACTCTCGTTTATATCCTGTTTAATCGGATCACAAAGTTTCTTCAATTCTTGCCAAGCAATATCACGAGCTTGTTGGTAAGTTGGAGCAATGTAACATATCTTTCGGTCTTTGCCATAAACTGCTTTGGCGACAATCTCTAAAACTGCCAAAGTCGTCTTACCAAATCTTCTTCCGCAATTAACCACACGGAATCTATGATTATCACTGGCTATTTGACTTTGGGCTTTGTGGAGATTCATTCTTTTGAATTAACTCTTGTGGTAGTATCATTATCTTTTCTCCGCCGGAAGTGATGTCTAACTTCTTTTGTATCCGAGATTTCAATTCATTAAACTCTTTGATTG